CTTTAAATTTTATTCTGTCGCCTTTTATTTTATTAGAAAATTCAACCCAGGCTGCTGGTATTCCGTAAGCGTGAGCTGCAATTATACCGTGTAAACTACTAGATATTATTGAAGTACATTTACTAATTTCCTTTGCTACTTCTAAAGGATCATCATTTATTACATTTATTACATTATAGTCTGGATATGTATTTTTTACATATTCATAATCTACAAAATGAGGGACTATACCAATTTTAAATTCTTTAGGTTCTTCTGGACATATCCAGGGCAAAAGCATTGCTGCATCTCCATAAATTTCAGGACAAGTTCCGCCGCAATCAATTACACGTTGTCTAGTGTAGGGTCCTCGTACAAATCGCCAATCGGCATTAGGATTAAGTTTTTCTTTACGAAAATTAATCATTCCTGAACCTAATACAATTGTATTGTCTTTAGCGTGTCTAGCAATAGATCCTACGCAAATAATATCTGCACTTTCGATTCCGCTATACTGATAATCTATATTAAAGTAATCGAGTATATAAGGTGTTAATAGATCTCCAAAATTTCTATCTTTTTTTATCCACCAGGTATTATACGTCATCAATGGTACCTTCTAAATTTTGTGTCAAACTATGGGTTTTTATATTATTTCCTATACTATAAAAAGGATGTAATCTTGCTAAACTAGGTACTGTAGTATTAGTATTCAATACCCAGTCTCCGAGTTGTTGATCAGCTGTTACGTGACCGTGTTGACGAATATGTTTTATTATTTTATGAGCGCCTTCTGGTTTTAATATGTATGCATAGGCTCCTTTGAAATAATTTCCTGTGCCTATTTTATAGGGATTTTTTGGTGACAAATTTGTATATTTTTCTATAGCAAGTGGATTATTAGCTTCTTGTTCTAAAAGTTTGTCATACGATTTGCTATAAGGATCAAGTCTATCTAATTTTAAAACATCTTCAAATTCGTTACAAATACTATTGCCAAATGGCTTTAGTATATAACCGTCGTGTTCTAAGATGCACATAGGTTCGCCCTGTTTTAAACATTCTAACCATAAGTAATAGTGGCTAAAAAAACATCCTCTAACACCTAACCGTCCTTTTTTAAATTTACGTTTAGGTTCTATTCCTGTTGCATAGTAATGTTTCTTCCAATCATTACCGTTTATAGCTTTGAAGTATTTGGGACTAAGCCCGTGTTTTTTTGCTTGGTCAAAACAATCTTTTGCCATTTTACAAGAATGTTCATTTTCTTCAAGTCTAATTATATATGTTATCATATGTTTTCTATTGCCTGCTCTAATGCAGCTATTTTCCTATTCAAACGTCCTTTATAAATTGCAAAGCTTCTTTCTGTATTATCGAGTGTTTTATAGTTAGACCTTTTACCGAAAACGTGCATTTCAGGAATTTCAGCTACATTGTAATTATTATAAATGTGTGTTCTTACTTGGACATCTGAGTCCCATTGCAATGTATTATCTAATACAGACAATGCAACACGGTTAATATCTGATATTACATCGTGTCGTAATATTAGCATTGCCATTCCGCCTTCGGAACCGTTTTTCTTTGTTCTAGTAATGTTTATAGCGTGATGTGTTTTGAATAAATTATTAACTTGTTCTATATTTAATTTTTTTAATGCAATAATATCTGCATCTGATACTACAACATTTTGATCAGTTTCAGGAATACTGAACCATCTTGCAAGAGCATAAAATCCTTTTGCTGCATCGTCATTACAATTGTATTGTTGCTTTATATCTTCAAATGAAATATTTGTAGTAGTAATAAAATTTATGTTACTATTTGTTGGTTTATTATCGCCGACAAAATGTAAAGATAAACTATCGTGAGGATAAAATTTTTTTATAGTATAACTGTAAGAAGTATAAAAACTTTTATAGTAGAGAGGATCGGTAGCTGTATGAAATATCACAGGGTTGCATCTTCCATTCCTGCTACACGTAGTTTAACTACGTTTGTAATTTGCCATTGCTTTTGATCAAGTGCTTTTAGTACACCTAACCACTTATTACGCAAAAGCGCAAATTCGTTGATAATTTTTTCATAGTCAACAACGTCTGCCTCGCCGTCAACGTATTTTTCAACGTCACGGCTAGACAGAGCTCGTTGATAGTTTTCCAAATATTTTTTAAAGTAAGAGCTACGTAATCTGCGTAGTTCGATATTTAGATAATTTAAGATAGCTTCGATTTCTTGTAATTGATTGAACCGCTGCTCTACTATTCCTGGCATTGCAGCAGCTGATTTCTCAACATTTCCAACAAGTTTACATTCTTGACGTGCATCTTGCAGTTCTTTTTCAAAATGCAAAATTCCATCAGGAATTTTTGAAATATCTCTTGATATTTCAGAATACCAACCCATTAGTAATCCCAATCCTCGTCATCGTCGTTTGTGTCGTAGTCGATTGCATCTATTTCTAAATAATAATAAATTGCATCATCTAAAACACCGTCGTTACCTAAAACTTCTTTAAAAGTTTCGTCACTAACACCGTAGTCAGCAAGCAAATCAACAAATTTCTCTGCTGCTGATTCTACGTGTTTTTTATCTAAGTATTCTTTAAAGCTCATCCAAATATCTGCAATTTGGTCTTCATTCATTGGCGAATTCTTCCTCGTTAAGATCTGCTGCCGCAGCTTCTTCGTCTGCGTTGTCGATATTTACCACAGAAGCTTCTTTTTCTAAGTAATCTGACATAACCTTATCGAGTAATTCACCATTCCAGTTCTTACGGTATTCAAGTAGTTCTTCACCGTTGATTGTTTCATAGCGCAAACGGTTGCCTTGCTTAACAATAACACCTTTTGCTTCAAACAATTCAAGCAAGCCGCTATATGGATTCATTCCTGTTTCATAAGGAATCTTTACCTGTACACCTTCAAACGGTTTAGCATAACGTGTCTTCATAACCTTACAGGCTGCACGAATACCACGCACTTCACTAATCTTGTTACCATCTTCATCTTCTTTTAGTTTTAGTTTTTTCATTGCTACAACAATTGAAGATGCATAGATAAAGCCTTGACCACCTGAAATTTTATCATCTGGATCAAACATATCTTGAGATGCGTATGTGTGGTTAGTTGCTACAAGTCCTACATTGTGTGAACCAAACATATTAACTGTGTTACGAACAAGTGCAGTCAATGCCTTGGGCTTACGACCCATATCACCTTTCATATCACCCTTGTTAAACTGGTCTACGTCTGTAGGTGTTAACAACATACCTAGTGAGTCAACTACAAACAATACCTTAGGGCGATCTTCTTCGTTCATTGCTTTGTAGTCTGCCATAAACGTACTAATAGTCTTAGCAACATCGTCAATCATTGACATATTAAGTTTTAGTAGTTTATCTTCTGATGTATCTACATCAAGTGCTTTTAGCCACGCTTCGTCAAGTGCGTTCTCTGAGTCAATTAATACTACAAAGATGCCTTGATCTTGTGCTGACTTTACAATGTTGCCTGAACAAATGTATGACTTACCTGCACCAGACTCACCTGCAAATACAGATACCTTGCCTAGTGGAATACCTTTGTTCCAATCACCTGAAATAAGATAGTTGAGTGCATAGTTACCTGTGCTAATCCAATCAGTTGGGTCGTTAAACCCTGCACTCATACCTGTAATGGATTTTGTAAGCGATGTCCTAAACTTAGTAGGATCGAATGCCTTAGTTGCCATATGTATCTCCTAATCTAAAAAGCAAAATGGGGGATTGCTCCCCCATAGTATATTACTGTCCTTGACGTGCGCGGATCATCGCTAGGATGTCTTGTGCGCCGCCGTCACCTGCAGGTGCTGCTGCTTCTGCTTCAGGAGCAGGAGTTGGCGCTGCTTCTGCTACTGGAGCAGGCGCTACTTCAGGTGTTGGTGTTGATGCAGTTTGGCTTGTTGCTGTACCATTACTTGGAGTTACATTAGGATCTCCAGTACGTGCAGCCATTCCGCTTGGACGGAAGTAATTACTCCAACGATCTGCATCATATGCTTCACCGTCTACTGACGCTTCAAACATTTCTTGCATTACTTTGATCGCAGTTTCATCTGGCTTCTTAGGAAGGAAGTCTGAAAGATTAAACAAACCGTGTTCGTTGATCGCAGCCATTTCAGCATCACTTAGTGGACGCTCTCTACGTGCCCAATTTGATGTGCCATAGTCTGCATAACCGCCTTTTGATGTTTTATTAAGACGGAAGTCAACACCAGCAGTATAATCTGTTGGCAATTCTTCCATATCAGGATCCATTAAAGCCTGCTTAATAATTTGGAAGATTTGGGGACCAATGATAAAGCGTCGAATTGGATTGTCGGGTGCTTCGTCATCGGCTAGCGGGTTATCTGTTACAAAGCCTTGGAATACATAAGAACGTTTTTTCCAATACTTGCGACCCATATCTTCAAGACTTGGGTCTTTAAACCATCCACGCACTTCGTTAAGGATATTACAAGTTTCGCCATACATTTCCATACAAGGAACTTGTACTTGTACCGGACGTGAACTTGTATCACCTTTTACTCCACTAAATGGAAGTTTAATCATCAAACGTTCTTTCCAGAAAAAAGTGTTGTCTGGATCGCCGTCTGGCAAGAAACGCATTGTTGCGCTTTCGCCTTCTTTAATATTCCAAAACGGGTAAATTGGGTTTGGACCAGATGGGCCGTTTGATGCACCTGATGTACGTGCT